TATAAAAACATTAAAACTACCTAACGAGGATGTTCAGCCAAAATTAGCACCTAATGGTATTATTGATGTCGTTAATGATTTTAGTTGGTATGCTGGACCTAAAGCAAGTGCAGCGGTTTTAGATAAGACACCGTGTGTATTTTTAACAGAACGAGAGCAAAAAATTAGCTCTTTGATTTCTGGTGCGATATATTATTTAAAAGCAGCAGCTAAAGGGGTTAAAGCTGTTAGCGATAATGTTAATGATGTATTTGGTGTTGATCCTATAGCATTACTTGGTAAACTTAATTCTCAAGGTAGTGAGGGGGGTATGATGAGTAATATAAAAGGCACTGTTGGTAAATTTAAAGATGCGCTTGATGAGTATGCGGTAGAAGATACTGAGTTACTAGCAGCTCATAATCTTAAATCGTTAGAGGGTATTTATCTAACTACCAAAACCGGATTTCAATATAGATTACCTTTTTATGATCCTCAGCAAACAATAACGAGTGAATGGGGCGAGAAACGAGAGGAAACAGGAGGAGTACTAGGTGGTTACATTACTGGGGCTATGAGTAAGGGAGAACAATTTTCCGAAATAATGAACATTACTCAGCCGGGTGTTTATATTGAAAAGCCTAAATATTTTCAGCATGCTACCGATGGTATGAAGAGAACAATTAAGTTCCCGCTCTTAAATACTATTCGTAGGGCTGATGTTAATCAAGTACAGCAAAATTATGAATTACTTTGGTTATTGGCTTTTCAGAATAAATCTTATAAAACTTCTTTTGCTAAAAGCCCACCACCGAAACTATACACAATTTCAGTGCCAGGTCAGTTTTCCATGCCGTATGCCTATATTTCAAACTTATCGATTAACTTTTTAGGTACTGTGAGACGTGCATCTGTTTCTACACCTATACTTTCTGATAAAACAGTAATATCTAAACCAGTTCAAGTACCTGTACCGGAGGCGTATGAGGTAACAATAGAATTTACATCACTAATTGGTGATTACGGTAATACAATGATGAGTGACGCGTTTACTACATCTATTATTAACGACACAGTAACCCGAGGAACAGCTCCGGCGACCAATTAAAAACATGAGTACAATAATAAATGGAAAAGCCCAAAATGAGATTACAGATTTAGCCACTTTAAGTCGTAATTTGTATGAAAATATATTTAATGTTAACTTAATTGAAGATAATAATGTTTATTTTTATAACCTTTTAAACAAGGTAATTTTCCCAGACGATATAAGTGATGAGTTTACTGATGAAATTACTTTAATGTCTGATAAGCCTTGGACTATGTTATCCTTTCAATTATATGGTACGATTAATTTATGGTGGACAGTTTACCTTTTAAATAAACCTGACTATATATTTAAAGCACAGGCTAATAATACATATAAATTTATTAAGTCTAAGTATATAACTAGTGTGCTAAATAGAATTACAATAAAAGATTAATATGGTTATTTATAGCAACAATCTTCATGAAAAACTTCAGGGTATTGCAATAAGTAGAGATTACTTAAAGTACAATACTCCGTTTTGTGATATAGTTGACGATCCTGATTTTCAATTAGATATTGACTTAGCTGTTGGATATAACAACGCAATTAATGGTAATCTTGCCGTAGCTGAAAACTTCGTACAGAATTTAGTTCTTAACAGCGGGCAGTTAGACTGGTCTACTTTAGATTTTTATACATCTAAAATTGTTAATAATCCAATCTTTGACTCAATAGTACGCGATATTAAAAGTCGATTTGATAATCCTGAACTTTACTCAGACGGGTATCAGGAATCTCTTAATGATCAGCTAAAGGATTGTCTTAATTCACCATGTAATTTGTTTTTAGATACTAGTGATAGTATTGGTAGAATGGCTCAAGCTGCTTCTACTAAATCTGCTGCTAATACTTTCGGAGTAGGAGATCTAAAAGATACTTTTACTAATATGATCGGTGAACTTGATCAGGCGGTTTTTAATAAAATTCCTGCACTATTTCAAGATGGGTTTGTCGAGGTTACTCAACTGGCCAACAAGGCTTGGACTAATACTCAAGCTGTGCTAGCAGGTAAAAAGAACCTATCAGAACTTTCTAAGTTAGCGCAAGGAGGACAATCCCTTAGAAACACAGATAAAGTCTATAGATATACTCCTGATATTAAATCTTATTTTGATTTTAACACTACTGGGTCTGCAATCCTTAATAAGGTTAAAGAAAATCTAGGAGGGTGCTTTGACAAATATCAGAATAAGTATCGATACAATCCATACATTGATAACACATCGTTTCCATCTGGGACACATCCAGTGTATGTTAATGGTGAAACTATTGAAGCAGATGGAGCTAATAAAGTTCAAAGGGTAACTGACAATAATAAGAATATGAGAGGGCAGACTGGCAACTTTTCCAGTTTACCACCATATGATAATACCCCTGTTAATGGTAAGGGATACTCTGACGGTAAAGTAGCAATTTCAAAGACATTTACTTTACAATCAAAGAAACGGGGTGTAACATCTCATTACTCTGTTTTTGCTGGTCTTGTAGACTATGGGGAGAAACGAATTTGGTATGAAGATTATTCTGCTTTAGCTGGTGATAAAATGACTTTGAAAGGTATTAGTAATCTAGGTGAAAATACATACAGGCTTGGTGCATCATATATGAGTTCTGGTGGTTTAACCGAGTTAGGAAAAGCTATTAAAGGGCAGTTATCAGATAGTGATAAAAGGTCTATTGGTCTTAATAATGTGACTGGTGCTATTGCGGTGGGTTGGAAGCATGATCTTACTGACACGGGTATGGAAAATCTTTACAATACACCTAAATCTGGTATTGTTAATGATGGTGTTGCTATAAGTCAGACTCTATTTAGACGGTTTACAAATGATCCAACCGTTACACCTTTAAGTAAGAACTACAAAACTCCCTTACAACTTAGTAATGAATTTTTTGCTGCAATGAGAGTACCTAATGGTAAGTGGTATTACTATAAAGTTATTGACTGGAATGGTCAAAAAGAATCTAACGTTGATATGACAGTTGGTGCATATCAACATTTTATGAGAGCAAATGACTTAGGTGAACTTGGTGGAGCTAGCAAAGGTGTGCCTATTAGTGATACTGGATGGACTCGTATTAAAAAGATTGCGCATGATAATCTTGGTACTATTGAGGTCAAGCTTTGTCAAGGTAGTATTGACAATATTAAAGCGCAAATGGGTGATATGCCTGAAGAGCTAGTTGAAACTAACCCTAATGTTAGTTATGCTTTGAATGGAACTCGTAATAAACCTATTCAACCAAAATTAGCTAATATGATTAATGCAGCTAGTGCAAAATCTGGCTATAAGATAGTTGTCTATTCAGGTGGTCAAGTCGCAGCACGCGATGGTGGCCGTAACGGTGTAAACCGAACAGGTTCAAAGAGGCATGATGATGGTTGGGCTGCTGATATAAGGGTGTATGATGGAAGTACTAGATTAAGTGCAGAAAATCCAAACCATTTTGATAAGCTCTATCAATTTTCTAAAATACTTAAGAGTGTTGGTATTGAGAGTATTGGAGCTGGTCCAGGTTATATGGCAGGAAACTTACACATTGATATCGCTATTAGTAATGGTAGGAGTGGTGCACAAGCTACAAAATGGGGTGTTAATGGTAGAAGTGCTAATACACCACGGTGGTTAAGAAGTGTTTAAATATCAATTACTTCTTCTTTCTCTTCACCATTAGTAAGAGCTTTGAGAACCTCTTCTCTTGACATTACAAGCTTTGCGGTATTGTCAAGGAGGTTAAGTTCTTTTTTCGAATCAATATCCATCTGCTTAACGTCTTTACGTACTTGAATGTTCTCTTTATTAGCATGTATCTTCTGCATTGTCTCAATAGCGCCGTTAGCAGAACGCATTAATTCGGCTAAAGAGGCTACATCTCTGTTCTCAGGTGCAGATGATATATAGTCCTTAACATTATCCACAGCATCTAATGTAGTGTCGATAAGTCTCGCTGTAGTTTTAACAAGATACTCTTCTAGTTCATCTGTTCCAGGTACTTCAGCAGATTGTTTTGCTTTTGTCTCTGAATTATTTTGCGTACTCAATTGGGTAATGATATCGTCAACTGCATTGTCAACGTCATTATTAGGATCAAAAGATGAATTATAACCTTCCACCCATATATTTAATCTATATTTAATAAAATCCACAACGTAGTTGAATTTTTTTATTAGTAGTATATCATATGTGTATGAAGTTAAAGTTTGAAAAGACTCATGTTGATGCGGTGTTGCCGGGGAAAAATCATAGCAATGATACAGGTATGGATGTTACTTCGGTTGAAAGTGTAACTATCCCTGCACGTGGTTCTGCGGTTGTTGGTGTTGGTCTTAAGTTTGCTTATATTGAGGAGGGATTCTGGGTTAAAGTAGAAGGACGCTCTGGTCTTGGATTTAAGCATGGTATTATACCACATCCAGGTATCATCGATGAAGGCTATCGTGGTGATGCTGGCGTTAAGCTCTATAATCTAACTGATAAAAATTATGAAGTAAAAGCTGGAGATCGTATTGCTCAGTTCGTGGTATATGCTAACTACCCTGTTGAAGTATCAGAGGGTTCTGTTGAAGAATCTGTTCGTGGTGATAAAGGTTTCGGTAGTTCAGGTAAATAGATTATGATTGAGTTTGACAAGATTTGGGTTGAGAAGTATAGGCCGGCTAAGTTAGATGATCTTATCCTCGATGATAAGTCTTTAAGAATAGTATCACAATTTAAGGGTGAGATTCCTAACTTATTATTTGTAGGTAGTCCTGGTACTGGTAAAACTACTCTTGCCAGGATAATTGTTAATGACATTCTAGGATGTAATTATCTTTATATTAATGCTTCAGATGAATCTGGTATTGATACTATCCGGCATAATATTACTAACTTCGCTCAGACTAAGTCATTTGATGGGGGCGTAAAAGTAGTAGTATTAGATGAAGCTGACGGGCTAACCTCTCAGGCACAGGCTGCGCTACGCAATACTATGGAAACGTATGCTAAGTACTGTCGGTTTATTCTTACTGCTAACTATAAGCATAAGATTATTCCAGCCCTACAATCCAGATGTCAATCTATCGATTTAAAACCTGAGATTAAACAAGCAGCAAAGCGCTGCTTCAATATATTAAAACAAGAAAGCGTAACAGTAAGTGATGAACAGAAAATTAAATTTGGTCAGTTGGTTAAAAGAACATTCCCTGACCTCCGAAAAACTATCAACGAAATCCAAAAGTCAGTTATTGATGGCGAGCTTTGCATTGATAGCAATGGGAGTGACAGTGAGCTACTTAACAGCGTCTTCGAAGGTATCAAAAAAGACTCGTTAAAGGTAAGGAAGCATCTTATTGAGAAGGAAGATCGCTTTCAAGGAGACTATGATACATTGCTAGCTAATTTACTAGACCATATTTATAGTCAGCCGATAGATGAGTTTAAGAAAAAGCAAATGATTACTATCATTGCTGATCATTTGTATAAGACGGCGTTTGTGGTAGATAAAGAAATTAACTGCTTTGCATGTTTAGTTGCTTTAGAATTAGCTCTAAAAGCATAAATATATGCATGAAGTTTGATGAGCTCTATAAAGAGATAGTAGAAAGTACATCTAAAGCTCCTAAAGGAGATTCCTACGATTCACAAAACAATTGGAAGCCAAGTGGTGTAGATTCTGCCTCCGATGGTTCTGGAGGTAGGTACAGACGCACACGTCCTAATAAGCAGGGTAGATCAAAAGCTACTCATGGAGGCCGTGGTGTTGAAGATGCTGAGACTATGGGTAGTGCTATGCGCGGTCTTGATAAGATATCCGGCGAGCAAGAAGCTGATAAGTTATATGGTGCAATACATGCAGAGGTGGAGGGTGGTAAGTCAGTAGAAGAAGTCCTTAAGGATATGAACTATCCTGAACAAAACCATAAAGCTATGAGCATTTCTTATAAGAACTGGCTTGCTTCGAATAACCCATCAGAAGGTGATGTGTTAGATGATCATTATAATGACCGTGAACTTGAAAGAATGAAGAAGGGTGAAGATGCTGAAGATAAAGTAGATGCTGCTTACGAAAAAGGTGACATTGATAAAGATGATGTTAGAATGATTAAACGTCTCCGTGATGAAGAAGATGCTGAAGGTCAATCACTAGCAGATGATTTTATGGAGTTTGCTTCTCTAGTATCTGCTGCAGAGCAAGGTCAGGAAGTTGATATCGACAAATTGAGAATTGAGCTTAATGCTCTAGATGAAAGGCTTGAAGCTCTTAAGAGTGAAGAATCCGAAGAGACTTTTAATCAACTATATGATAGGTATATAACAACTAACGAGGAAGATGCTGAGAGAGTAGACAAGGATCGTATGAAGTGTAACTCACCTCGTAGAACATCTGGTGGCTCTAAGAAGTTTGTTGTTAAGGCTTGTAAAGATGGTAAAGAGAAGGTTGTTCGTTTTGGTGATCCAAACATGAAGATTAAGAAGAGTAATCCTAAGCGCCGCAAGTCATTCCGCGCACGTCATAAGTGCGATCAGAAAAAGGATAAGTTTTCTGCTGGTTACTGGAGCTGTAAAAAGTGGTAATATGAAAACATTTAAGGAATTTTTCGCTGAAAGTTTATGGGCTAACATTAACGCTAAGAAGAAGCGTGGTGGTAAGAGTGCTCGTAAAGGTAGTAAAGCATATAAGGCGGCTAAGAAAGCTGGTAATAAGCTTAATAAGACCAAGCATTCAGATGAGGAGGATGCGGAAAGCAGTCCAGGACGTGTTAAACGTGCAGGTGCTAGTTGTAAAGGTACCGTAACAGAGCTTCGTAAGAGAGCCAAGAAGTATGGTGGTGAGAAAGGTAAGATGTATCACTGGTGTGCTAATATGAAGGGTGGTAAGAAGAAGTCTGAAAGTGAAGAGATTCCTGAGGAAGATGCTGAAAAGAAGAAAAAAGTATCAAAGACGCGCGCTAAATGTCAAGCTAAAGCAAAGCGTAAGTATGACGTATGGCCATCAGCTTATGCATCCGGTTATGTTCAGAAATGTGTAAACCGTGGTGGAAATATTAAATAAATGACCTGTAAAGAAGCATTATTGTTGAGTGAAAATCTACGTGATTGGTTTAAAACGCGTACTGATAAACGTACAGGTAAAAAATTTAAAGGATGGGTTAACTGTAAAACAGGTGGCCCTTGCGGTCGAAAAAAAGCTGGTAAAAAAGGAGCATCCTATCCTGCTTGTCGGCCTACTCATGCAGCTTGTAAGAAAATTAAGAATAAAAAGTATAAAAAGCGAGGTCCTGCAAGAAAGAGTTGGAAAAAGAAAGGTAAATAGAACTTTCTCTGCAGATATACTTGATTACCGGAAGTTATATTATATAAATAGATGGTAATGACGAAAAACATCGTATTGACAATGATAGCTGCAGCAGGTATTGCCTCTGCAGGAAGTGCTTCAGCTGATAGTATCGCAATTCTACCTGATAGTGTTGCGACAGGACTATCTTATGGAGTTGTAGGAACATATAGTACCCAAGATATTTGGCGTGGCCAGAAACAGGGTGATGACGATTTCCGTCTAGGGGTTACTGCTGAGTTAGGACTCTTCGGAGTACCGACTAATGCAAAACTCGCATGGAGTGAAAACGACTTGCAGAATGAGTTTGAATTCAGTCTAGGTACTGCTCGTGACTTCACTCTCCCAGTAGTGGGTGATGTAGTTGGTCATGTAACATTTAACTACTACTCAGAAGGTACTGATGTAGTTGGTGATGTTGAGTCAGAGCTCGGTGTCGGATTCGGCAAAGATCTTGGATTAGCTAGTGTATCACTTACCCAGTTTATTGCTGTTGAAGGTGATAATAGCGGATATGGTGAGATTGGAGCTAACTTTGGAGAGGTATATGAAGGTATTTCACTTACCGGTACCCTTGGTTACGTGCTGGATGATTTTAAAGCTACTCATGTTGAGTTGACTGCTGATCTTCCTAACTTACCATTTGAAGTTCTTGATACTGCATTTACTCCGTTCTTAAAAGGGGTATATACTTTTGATGGTCGTGAAGGTATTTGGGCTAATGATGGAGCTGAGTTTATCGGCGGAATTAGTCTCTCACGTTCGTTTTAAGTAAAATAATAATACTATAAATAACAGGAGCCCTGAGAAATTTCTCAGGGTTTCCTATTGTTTTCTATGCAATTAGACTAAATAATAATATGGCACAACATAATAATTTTAAACAAGATGTCGATATGCTAGCAGAAGCATACGGATCTATGCACCAATCAAAAGAGGTAGTTGTTGAATCAACTGACGCTCCTAATCCAGTTGAGGATAACGGTGAAGCTGCCTTTAAAGGTGGTAACATCGAACACGATTGAGCATCTCATATTGAAGCACCTCAGTTTGAGGGCGTTAAGAAAATCCTTCACCACAATCTTACTGAAGGTGGTCTTATTGAGGAGTATTACATTGAGCATAATGGTAAATTAGCCGCTGTATTAGCAGAAGATGTTAATATTGTAATGTATGAAAGTCATGGCGATGAAGAAGAAAAGCATGATGAAGAGGAAGATGATGATAAGGATAAAAAGGATGAGGAAGAAGAAGATGAAGAAACTATCTTCGGTGGGGCTAGCCCAGCTCATGGTGTAAAGCCAAGGCTTCAAGGAGTGCCTTTACTTAAATAAATTATATAAAATTACAACATAAAAAAAGCCGGGCTTTGCCCGGCTTTTTGTTGTTATGTTAATCTTTAGCAACAGCAGTTACAATAGCATGTACTGCAGCTACAACAAGTACTACAGCAACTAGTGTTGTAATTACAACAATAGGTACAGCAGCTACCACAGATAGTAGCGGAGGATGATGGGCAGCTACAACAATAGGTACTGCAGCTGCAACTATAACTACCGCAGATGGAAGCAGATGGTGTTGGTGATGGGCAGCTACCACATATAGTTATAGAAGGTGTTGGTGATGGTGACGGTGAATAGCTACTTTGGATAGTAGCAGATGGTGTTGGTGAGGACGAATAGCTACTTTGGATAGTAGCAGATGGTGTTGGGTCTAGATCCTCTTTTAAATTAACTATCTGCTTTGCGAAATCTAGCTTTACAGCTTTAGATGTTCCAGCTAAACCTAAATAAACGTTATCGCCAACTGTAATAGCAGCTGTTGTAAATCCTGTACCAATGCTCATAATACCAGAACCTTCTTCAATAGTAGCTTTACCATCCATAAATTCCTCACTATAATCTCTCCATTGGATTTCGTATGTGTTAGGATTAATTCTGAAACATTTTGTATCAGCCCAGAATGCACTATAGAGCCAACCGTCAGGAGCTAAGTATCCATTAAAGTTTTTATTTTTATTAGCCACTGCGAGATAATCTGCCGGTAAGTCAACTTCCTCATAAGAATCATCTACACAATCTATAATTAAAATCGTCTTCCCAGTTCTAGGTAAGCAAAATACTTTGTTAACACTCTCAACGTAAGTAGCACCTACATATTTAACATCAAATCCAGATACGCCCGATTTAATTGGGTCACCTGTTAATATTGAAACTTCACCATTAGTATCTATCTTGAGAATTTTTTGACTCAATGCTGGTGGCATATAGATGTTACCTTCTTTATCTGCTGCAGCTCCCCAAACATGACCATAAAACCCGGGTTGTGGTGGTGTGATTACACCAGTCTCGCCAGTATTTGTATTATATGTATAAATTTTTAAAGTCTTAGTATAAGATGGCATATAGATAATACCATTAGCTCCTTCTGCTCCGGAGCGTACTTGAGGTATACCTGAAAACTTCTCTTCTAATGTAAGCTTACCTGTCTTTCTCTCTAATTTAGCCAACGAACTAGAATAAGCCGGTAGGTAATATGTATAACCATCAGATGCATGAACATTACCAATAAAACCTTTATAACCAACTTCTCTCTTACTTATATTATCTTGTACGGTGTCTGTAGTAATATGATAGTCAGACTTATAGCCTAGTGAATGAATAACACCAGAGTCGTCTAAACCTAATGTACGAGTTTTAGTAAGATTACCTACGATTTCACCTTCTAAATATTTGAATGTAGGCCAATGTTCGGTTAAGTCAGGAGATAAATCTGCTTCAGTAACCGTATAGTTAGTTGTCACACCTGCCTGCTTATCAGCGGTCGTGATCATTCCGTTAATGTCTGAAATGTAATTTGCGATAGGAGTACCAGCTCCTGCACCTCCAAATGTCCAAACAGTTACAAGCACCGGCTCTCCTTTGAAGATTAAAAATGCTGGATTACCACTATCACCTTTAATCTTACTCTCATTGAAAATAAGTCTTTTGGAATCTGTAGGCGTTCTCATCCGACCACCGTTAGCCCAATCTATAATAAGAGCTTTTTCCTCTTGGTCAAATCCAATACAAGGTATCTTGCTCTTATATATATTATCAAAGTACTTACTGTAATCGCTAGGCAATACCGAGTAGGGTTTTATAGTTGAAGGAAGATCACTGTCTAAGGTATAAATTGTTAAGTCTGGATTGTAGTTCTTACATTCTGGATGTCGTACCTTTCCTACCACAGTACGGTCATGCACAATACCGGCATCTTTTTCTACAAATCTAACTACAGTACCTACAGAATACTCATAATGAGCAGCACCTATAACATGTCTTGGAGTTATTAGAGTTCCTGCTTTCTTGTGACCTCCGCTACTATTCCAAGGAGATAGTCCTGTGAGGTCCAAGTCTGCACACCACAAATCTTCGTTTCTCATATACCCACGAGTCGCATGATCCTGAGAGATGAATACCTTACCATTAACTTCCATACTCATCGACTCATCTAGCATGTCATCAATTTGTTTGGCGCAATGAAGAGAAATGGATGGCGGTTGAGTTGTATCTAGAGGTAAAACAGACAAACTTGGACTTGGTGCTGGAGGAATACTAGCTGGCGTAGCTGATGGAGATGGTGTAGCTGATGGAGATGGCGTAGCTGATGGAGATGGCGTAGCTGATGGAGATGGTGTAGCTGATGGAGATGGCGTAGCTGACGGGGATGGTGTAGCTGACGGGGTAGGAGTTATAGGCTTTGTACTCATACCCTTATTTATATCTCTTAGCAGGTTGAGCCAATATTTCCAATATTTGCTACTCCAAAACATTTTTAATACCCTTCCATTTATCAGCTTTAACCATATGTATATTTATACATAAACTATATAATATCCTCTAGTTCTGTAGCATATTTTAATCGCTTTTGAGTGTGTGGTGTACCAGCCTTTTCGTAACGCTTTAAGAAAATCATAGTAGCGTCTTTAACATTATCTGTTTGATTTAACATCTGCTTCACCTTCTTATATTCAGGATGTCTCTCCATTTCATATAAGATAAAATCTATTTGAGTGTCTAAATCACTCCAATCTGTACCTTTTTTCTTAGCGAATTTAGTTAAGTTAATAGGGTCTGTATCATATCTACCACCTTTTTCCCATTGGGCTAGACCTCGGCCCGGTCCCCCACTTAGTTGTTTAATGGCAGGGTCTAAATTAGATTCTGCTTTTAAGTTTGCTACAACCCCTATGGCAGCAGTTTTTGTTAGCCCTCCAGCAGTTAATCTATTAACGATATATTTTGTAGATCCTTTAATTGGAGCATCATCAGGCTCAGAATTAATTTCAGTAGGTGGTTTTTCGATTTTGAGCTTTTGCAATATTTCCGATGCGACCTTATCAAATTTAGGAGAAGATATTAATTCATCAGCCTTTTCTACAGCATCTATTTTTTGTTCTATTGGCTCTGGCCTCTCTTTAAGAGCCTTGAGAATATAATCAGTTTCATAAGCAGTCGCACCTAAAGATAATAACCCCATAAGTATCTCTTTATAGCCTTCGTCAAACTGCTCAGTCATCGATTTTAGGTATTATTGTTGATCTATCCACTCCTGTGCTTCCTCTTCTGTGCAGGTGGAAAATACCCATTGATCAGAAGAGTCTAATATCTTAAATGGAGGTGCCTCGCCGCCTGCTGTTAGGGGTAGGTTAGTTGTATCAACTATTGTATATGCCATGTTTGCTGAATTTTTATATTACCAATACTGACCGTATGCATATAGGAGCTCGTTTTGTTGTTTTTGCTCCTTTACATATCATTCAGGCAGATAAAGATCAGCTACATAACTCTCTTTCTCTAAAGTAAGCTCTGTCTCCGTAAGTTTACCATCTCCTTTATCAGTCTTATTAGATAAATTTTCTTCATCTTGCTCAACTTCTTTAGGAGTAATATTAACATCATCTTTACGTTTTTGAGCATCACATGTAGATGGTAAGTTAATACCGAAATCAACAGGCTCTCCGAGGTGGCAAGGTACATCAACCGTTCCAACATAGCGACCACCTCCATGATCAACAGACAATGTTAATTTATCACCCTCAGGGCTAATACCTCTTACACGAAGATGTAACCCGGTATCAATAAAATCATCAATAATTTCTTTTACATTAGTTGGGATACTTTTGTAAACTTCATCACTTTTAAAATTATCATTAAACTTGAACACGTCATTCTGCTGAAATCCGCTTTGGATACCACGTGCGGGGTATTTTGCCATGTAATATTCAAACAGATGGAGAAATTTTTTGTCTTTAGCCATACTATTATTTAGTCTTTTAGATAAATATTTATACAAATTTATGTCGGTAAGATTAGATAATTTAGAAAGATCCTCAATCGAGCAAAAATCCTTACAGGATGGCTATCTCTATAAAGATATAAAGTTTGATTTAGATTTTAGTCGTTACGTAAAACCTGAGCTGTATTCTCAGTCCGGTCCAAAAGATCTTGCAGAGATACAAGATGGGCAAGCTGTCATTAACTCAATTAAAAATATTTTAACTACAACACCAGGTCAAAAATTACTTAACCCACTTCTTGGATTAGACTTTAGAAGCTATCTATTCGAACCTATCAATACAACAACATCATATTTTCTTAACGAGTTCATTTATTTAAATTTAGGTGTGCAAGAGCCTCGTATTTTTCTCAATACTGTTAGTGTCAAAGGATTGCCTGAAGAAAACCAATATAACATTGAAATTGGGTTTAGTATACCACAACTCGATATTAACAATTTATCCTTAAACGCTACACTCAATAAAGATGGCTACGTTGTTGTATAACAATGCCACTAGATTAAATATATACAATGAGCCTTCAAGATTTTACAGACTATAGCCTTCCGAAGAATGCTTATCTCACTTTTGATGCTAGTTCTCTTAAGACATTAATTATTGATAGACTTAATGAAAACGAAACATTTACAGATCAAAATTTTGAAGGTTCGAACTTTAGTGCGTTTATTGATGTTGTAGCATATATGTATCATGTTTTGCTTTTCCAGCTCAACACAACATCTAATGAATCTACATTTAGTACAGCAACTATTTATGAAAATATGAACAAGCTTGTATCCACAATTGGATACAATCCTCTCGGTGATCAAACATCTTTAGTTAACATATCTTTATCAGCTGCAGATTTAGCTTCAAATGTTTATACCGTTCCACGTTTTAGCACAGTAGCAGCTAATGGAGAAACATATGTAGCTACTGAAGATATTACTTTTGAAAAGACTGTAGATAACACTTTAGAAGCTGTCGCTCCGTCTAATAATACTTTATATCAGGGGACAATTTCTGAAACAACCTTTAGAGCTACCGGGGAGCCGTATGAAAATATTATCTTAATTGATACTTTCACTTCCAAGCAATTTAGACAAAGTACGTCAAATGTTCGCAATACAAAGTTTATTAGTGATAATGCTTTTAATGTTTTTGTACAAAATGATACTACGAGAGAGTGGACAGAATACGAAGAAACTTCTTCGCTCTTTTTGGAAGGTGCAGAGACTAGGAAATATGAAAAGCGTTTAAACGGTAGTGGAAACTACGAATTTAAGTTTGGTAATAATATAAACGGTAAACAACTAGAAGCCAATGATACGGTTTTAATATTTTACGTTGTCTCGGATAATGAATCTGGATTAATTGGTCCTAACACCTTTAACAATGCTTCTTTTGCGCTATATGGCTCTCCTAATTTCAATGGTGTTAAAACAGCAATTTATGACACTAATCAGACATTAATTACCCCATCACAATTAGGTAATTTGACGATTAATAATCGATTTGCTTCTTCACCGACAAAATTAGCTGAAACTGTTACGGAGATACGACGTAATGCTCCGAAAGTATTTGCAGCACAAAATCGTTTAGTAACCAAAGAAGATTACGAGTATCAAATTAATAGAAACTTTAATAATCTTACCCGAGATGTAAAAATATTATCTAATAATGATTATACATCAAAGGTGTTGTCCTATTATAATGACATAGCCTTTATACCTGGTAATGATGACTCAAGAGTGTTGTTTTCACAGGTTTTATTCTCTGCATCAACATCATTTAATAATGTTTACGTCTATACAGTACCGAATAGTAATCCTACTCTAAACGGACGCACACCAAATTACTTGAATTCTGCCCAGAAACAACTTATTGCAGAATTTTGTGAAAATAAAAAGGATGTTACGCAAAACGTTGTAGTTTCAGATCCAGTATTTAAAGCATTTGCATTCGGTGCAGCCAGTGTAGATGATAATTCAGTAGATGACACGGTTAATAATACACGGCTTCGCGTTACTTTAGATAAAAATCAAGCTACCAACGATGGTGCTGTTAGATCAGCAATATTTAACATAATTAATAACTATTTTGCAGCAGTTCAGTTAGGTGATATAATTGATGTAGCTGATCTTACACGAGATATTATTAATATTCCCGGTGTTACAGATCTTCATACAATTAACGGTGATACGGAAGTTCCAAATTTAAACTTTATTATATGGAATCCTGATTATAAAGAAGAAGATAACGTTTTACAATCTTTAAATTATCAATTAGAAGATTTTCAATTTGCATATTTCTACGATCCTCAAAATATCACGAATAAGATTGCTATACGACGATTGTAGGATTAAATATGTTATATGTCGTTAAGTTCTCTACAACTCG